ATTATCCGGGTTAAGCAGTCAGGCGCTGTACAGCCACAAGCTGTCCCGTTCGTCGCAGGTCAGACCCTTTCTGCCTTGCAATATTTTGATCAGCAAGTAGAAGACAAGACAGGCGTCACAAAAGCGTCTACCGGCCTTTCACCTGATGCGTTACAAAGTACCACTGCTACTGCGGTTGCCGCTACTATGCAGGCTCAGGCCGCGCAAATTGAGGTAATGGCCCGCAACCTTGCAGAGGGCGGTATGCGTCAGATGTTCAAGCTCATGCTTAAGTGCATGGTAGAGAATGTCGATGAAGAGCAGATGATGCGTTTGCAAGGTCAAAACTACGTCCCAGTAGACCCACGGTCTTGGAATGTAGGCATGGATGTGTCTATCAATGTTGGCCTCGGTACTGGACGGGAAGACCAAAAAGTGGCGGTGCTTAACCAAGCACTGCAAATGCAGATTCAGATATTTCAGAACTACGGTCCTGGCAATGGCATGGTCTCGCTATCCAACATTAGAAATACGTTATCTGATATCCTTGCAGTAAGTGGCGTGCGTAACTCAGAGCGTTACTTTATGCCGATGAACCCACAGCTAGAACAGCAGATGATGCAACAGCAACAAGCCCAGGGACAGCAACAACAGGGTGGTGATCCTAACGCGGCCTACTTGCAGGCTGAGCAGATCAAGGCCCAAGCCAAGATGCAGTCAGACCAACTTAAATTGCAGCTCGAAGCACAAAAAGCGATTGCAGAAGATGATCGTAAGCGTGACCAAATGGATCAAGACTTACTCATTGCTGCGGCAGAGGTCATTGGTAAATACGGCACAGCTGTCGATGTAGAACGAATCAAGCAAATGCAAAACATGCCGCGATACCCAGAAGCGGCTCCGGCTGAGGCGGCGGTAGGAAGCACGTTTTGAACATTAAAGACAGAGCGGCACACGTAAAGCGACTTCAGAACGATGAAAGCTTTAACATGCTGCTGAACGAGATTAGAGAAGACACGGCCAATGTCTTCCTAAACCCGCACTCCTCTTATGAGGACCGGGAAGACGCCCATCACATAGTTAGGGCATTAGCGAAGATTGAAGATCGTATGGCAGTTATCCTTACAGATGAAGCGATCTTTGACAAACAACAAAGGAGATCAGGACCGTGGAAACGACTGATGAAGTAAACTTCGATGGCACCATCGAATCGGCAGTAGATCTACTTGTTCAGAACGAGCAAGAAGAGCAGGATGAGGCACCCGAAACCCAAGAATCTAACGAACCGGAAGCGGAGTTAGAAAACGAGGTAGAGGCGCAGTCCGAAGCTGAAGAGGAAGACGACCTAGACGAGTCCGAAGAAGATCAAGAGCAACCTCATACTTACACCGTCAAGGTAGACGGCACGGAGATCGAGGTCACGCTAGATGAGCTTCAAAGAGGCTACAGCGGTCAAAAGTACATTCAGAAGGGTATGCAAGAAGTTGCCGACCTGCGTAAACGTGCCGAAGACGCTAATGCGTTTTTAACTCAAGCCTCGGATGCGGTAAACGCTTTGTATCAGCAGATGCAAACGCCCGGATTCGCACAGGCACCAACGCCTCCAGACGAGTCTTTGATTGAAAGTGATCCTATTGGATACACTCAAGATAAGGCCCGTTATGACAAGGCTATGCAGAAATATCAGCAAGATATGATGCAAATGCAACAAACGTTTGCTGTACAGCAACAAGCTCAACAGCACGCGCAACAGGCTTATCTAGAACGCGAGATGGAAACGCTCCGCCAGGTTCTGCCTGAGTTTTCTGATCCAGAAAAAGCATCTAAGACACGCGACTCTATGCTCAAAATGGGTACAGAGATATATGGCTATCAGCCAGAAGAGATCTCCGCTGTGATGGACCACCGTGCAATCCGAGTATTGAACGACGCCATCAAGTACCAAGAGATCATGCAAGGCAAAGAAAAGGCGGTCGAAAAGGCCACCAAAGCCCCACGGCGTAAAGTTGTAAAGGCAGGATCAAAGAAGACCGCTTCTAATCGCAATGACACTAGGCAAGCCAGATCTAAACTTAAACGCTCAGGAAGCATCCAAGATGCTATGAGCTTAATTCTTGAATAGAGGTAATTATCATGGCACAGCCAACCAACACCTTTGACAGCTATGATGCTGTCGGTATCCGGGAAGACTTGGAAGACGTCATTTATGACGTGTCTCCAGAGGAGACTCCCTTTTACACTTCATGTGCAAAAGTAAAAGCAAGCAACACCTTGCACGAGTGGCAGACAGATGCACTTCGTTCTTCAGCGGCTAACGCTCACATTGAAGGCGATGCAACTACTGCAACTGCTCGTACTGCAACTTCACGTTTGGGTAACTACACTCAAATCTTTAAGAACGCAGTAGTTATTCCTGACACAGACGAAGGTCTGAAGAAAGCAGGTCGTGCGGCGGAAGTTGCTTATCAGATGCTTAAGACTGCTAAAGAGCAGAAGCTTGACATCGAAAAAGCGCTTTTCGACAACAACGCGCGTGTAGCTGGTAACTCAACTACAGCTCGTGAGCTTGCTGGTGCGCCAGTATGGCTGATCACCAACACTGACTTTGGTTCAGGTGGTGCAGACGCTACTGGTGACGGTACAGACGCACGTACAGACGGTACTCAGGCTGCTTTCTCGCAGACTCGATTTGACAGCGTAATGCAGTCAATTTGGGAGCAAGGCGGCAACCCTGATTCTGTCTATCTATCAGCATTCCAGGTGAACGTAGCTCTTGGCTTTACTGGGAACAACAACCAGCGTTCAACTATCCGCGCTGAAGATGAGCGTGTAATCAAGCACATGGACGTCTACGTTACTCCTTGGGGTACAGTAGAGTTCATCCCTTCGCGTGAGAACCGTTCGCGTGACGTCTTCATCATGCAAGACGATATGTGGGCTGTTGGTGTTCTTCGTCCAACCAAGAACATCGCGCTTGCTAAGACTGGTGACGCGACTACACGTCAGGTAACTACTGAGCTGACTCTTGTTTGTAAGAACGAGAAGGCTTCAGGCATGATCGCAGACTGCACAACTTCTTAAGTGAGTGTGTAACTTGCAGGGGGCTACGGCCCCCTTTTTTGGAGGCCATATGTATAAAGTAACTATTAGCACATTGTTTATTAATGGCAAAAAGCATGTCCGAGGAGACATGGTAGACCTCACGCCAGAGCAGGCTGTTCCACATGGAACAAATTTGGAGTTTGTTGCCGCTAAGCCTAAGCGCGCACCAAGAAAGAAGAAGGTAGAAGCAAGTGAAGACTAAAGAAAAGTTTCACAACAACAACGATGGCACCTTCACCATTGAGAAGCAGTACGACAACACGCCCTATTTAGAGCGCACCCAGGCACTACGCTCAATGGGTGCCGGCAAGCTGCCAGAATCGTGGTGTGTTGGCTCAATTCCTATGCACCTACTGGCGCAGTGGATGAAAGAAGAGAACGTGGCATGGGATGACAGAGATGGTCGCACCAAGTTAATCCTGCGCAAGCTGAACGATCCCGACTTTAAAAAGTTACGCATTGTTGAGGGGCGTATATAAGTTTTAAAATTTGTGCAGCCGCATAAAAACTTACGTAGCTCATAATTATCAAGACTGATCGAACACGGGACGGTCAAGTGATATAATGAGTACCCATAGACGTGGATTTATGGAGTGAGCTGTGAACCTGGCTGAAGAGGCATTGTTGAAAATCGAAGCGCATGAGAAAGAGTGCGCTGTTCGTTACGAGTCTATTCAGCGCCAGCTCGATGATCACGGCAAGCGTTTTGATCGCTTAGAAAAACTTATGCTCCAAGGCTTTGGCTTTTTGGGTTCAATAGCGGTAATTGGCATCGCTGTCATCGAATTTGCTCGGTAATGGACCTGAATGATTCTACTGATGTAACAATCCCAATCCGCAACCTGATAGCAATGGTGGCGGCAACGTCGATCGCCACTATGGCGTACTTTGGCATACAAGAAAGACTCAACACGCTTGAGCACTCCCTTGATAAATCTCAGATAGAAATAGAGCGCAACACTGAGTTTCGCATCTTGTGGCCTCGTGGAGAGCTGGGTAGCCTGCCTGATGATGCCCGCCAAGACATGCTCATTGAAGGCGTACAAATGGATGTGCGTGATCTTAGGAAGATACAAGATGAGGTGCATGACCTAACAATCCGTGTAGGCACGCTAGAATCGCTGTATCAGAACGAAAAAGATGACCAGTAGGCTTCCGGTCATCCTGTGCTTTTTAACCGCTTGTAGCGCCCCAGAGCGCAAAGATTGTATAGATTGGCGCACGCTCATCGTAAGAGACGAGCAATGTTACGCAGTTTATGGCAAGCTTATATGTGTGGAGCAAGACGTTACCCGGCTGCAATGCGTGCTTTGGGAGGATGACGATGTGGCAAGCACTAATCGGACCCGTAAGTGAGTTAATCGGCGGACACTTTAAACGACGAGCTGAAGAAAAGCAGGCGTCGCATGAAAGAAAATTACAAGTTATTCAAAATGATGCGGAGTGGGAGGCCAAGATGGCTGACGCATCTGCGTCGAGCTGGAAAGACGAATTTTGGACCCTTTGTTTAGCCGCCCCTATTTTTATGATCGGTTACGCCATAGCTGTAGATGACGTTACCGTAATCGAACGTGTAGACATGGCATTTGCCGCACTGGATACGCTACCAGAATGGTATCAATATCTGCTCTTTGTCAGTGTCTGTGCAAGCTTCGGCATAAGAGGCGCAGACAAGATTATGGCAATGAAAGAGAAATGAGTGATCTAGTTAGACAGCTTCGGCGTCACGAGGGTGTGCGCTCTCATGCGTATAAGTGCAGTGCGGACATGATCACTGTGGGTGTTGGTCGCAACATAGACCCTAATGGCGGCATTGGATTGTCAGATGACGAGATCGATTACTTGTTGAAAAACGACATCGAGCGTTGCCGGCAAGAGCTGGGCACATTGTCGTGGTTTGTCGATCTTGACCCTGTAAGACAAGACGCCCTCATCAACCTGTGTTTTAACTTAGGCTT